TCCGCAGGTAACCCTGCGGAATTTCCCTCTCGTTACAGAGGGAAACGTATTCCGTCAAGTTTAGGAAATTGTTTCAGACAAGTCGCGGAAACTTCTCCGGGCGGGGAACAATATTGAAACAAATTTACCGAAAAAAGGGTTTACCATAGAAGAAAAGAAAGGCCATAGGTATTACCGATTTGTTCATCGAGGGAAAATAACCAATATAAGAACACGAGTATCACGCGGAAGTTCCAAATATAAGGATTATTCCAACCAATTAGTATGCCTTATGAAGAACGATCTTCATCTTAGAACCAATAGTGAAGTTAAAAATCTATGCCGGTGCCCAATGACTCAAGATGACTACATTGCCATTTTAGCGAGTCAAAATCTTCTATAAAAAGAGCAAACACTGATAATAAGCGACTGACCTCCTCTTTGATTCCGTAGGGTGTCTTTTTGCTATCCTTATCCTATGAAGACTCTTACTTTCCCCATTCCAAGACGATATACCCCCCGGATTTCATCGCCCTTCCTTGAGCCAAGGCCGCTGTCGGCACCTCCGGAAAAGCGGTGGCACAACCACGGAGCCGTTGATATTGCCGGTGACGACTGGGATTGCCTAAGAGTTCCCTATCTGGCGGTGGAGGATGGCAGCCTTTACTGCATGATCTCTGTCCGCCCGGATAATACCCGCAGGTGGCCTTCGAATAAGGTGGTACCGGCAATAACCCGGGAGGGAAAGATCCCCGTGAATATCCGTTTCCTCGAATACTGGCATGATGTGTACGGGGTTGTCATGTTCCTTCATGGAAGGAGTGGACTGCTGCATGTTTACGCTCATACGTTCGGGCGGCAGGCATTCGAGTTGAAAGCTTTTGACCCCTTGGGATTGGGGAAGCATTTTCTCTGGCATGAACAGCCTGAGAAGGATCGGTTTCCCGTGTTTTCATTGAATACTTTTCACGCGCCCACCGCTGTAAGAAAGGGGGAGACAATCGGGTATGTCGGAGACGCGGGGTATTCATTCGGGAAACACCTTCACTATGAAGTACACCATCGATTTGATTGGGAGCGGTGGGAAGAGCGGGTCGATCCGGAAACGCTTCCCTGGGAGGATGAAGAATGAAAAAAGAAAAAACTGAAAAACCATTGGTCCAAGGCAAGGTCGATGAAGCATCTATAAAAACAGGGGTTTTAACCGAACTTCCGGCTACGGTCCGCAAGTCGGCCCCCGCGAAAGAGATATCGAAATGGTCCATGGTCATTGCTTCGGTATGGATCGGGATCCTTTCCCTTCTCAAAGCCTTCTGGGGCCTTGTCTCGGATGCACCATTCGGCCTAACTATTCAGGAGATCATCTATTCCGGCCTCGCGCTGGCTGCTGTTTTTACCCCCGTTTATTTCTCGATCATTATGGACAAGATCTCGGACATCAAATTGGGGAAGCAGAATGCTGTTCGCTATTCAGCTGTTGATGGTTATGACGGACCGTAGGTCCTGAAAATATATTAAGGGAGGAGTAATGAAGAAATCATGTATGTGTACCTGGCTGGGGTTCTTTCTGGTCTTGGTCTTGCTGTTTTCGTCTTCTTTCTGCTTCGCGGAAGGTCCGCCGGACCCCACGGAAATGACGGAGGAAGAAATACTGGCGGAAATGGACGAGAATACCGCGTGGATGGAGGGAGCTCAGGCGGCAATCGAAGCGGACAAGGAAGATCGGGAAGCCCTCCGGAGCGACGTCCGGTATCTGATCGACTTAGCACAGAGTCCGGATCCCGCATTGACCGAAATAAAGCTCTTGCTGATGAACTCGAACGGAGAAAGCGTAATAAATCTTCTTGAAGAAACGACTGATATTCTTGAAGAGGCTACCGCTTGGCAATGGACCGAGTTCACCATTGGTGTCGGGACGGGTATTGTCGTAATGGTTATTGGGGGGCTTCTTGCCCCCCGGATCCTGGGGAGCCAATAGGTGGAATCGACTTTCATTCGTCTGCTCGGAGATTTCGGTATGGTCCCGACCCTTCTTATCCTGATTGCAATTGTATGGTTCCTGCTGCGAGAAATAAAAAAGGAAGTGGCCGGAATCAATAAAGGGCTGGAGACCGTCAAGGAAGACCTCTGCAAACGGATCGATTCCCTCCAGGAACATTCGGATAAGAAGGATGAGGAGCTTAAACAGGAGTTGTGCAAGCTTGGCGAGCGTATCTCGTATGTTGAGAAAGAGTATATCACGAAAGAAACCCATTACCAGGACCTTGGTGGATGGCGGGAAGAGATACGGGAATCACATCGGAAGATAGACAGGGTATCACAGCTCTTTTCAGACAACATACAAAAAATGACGGAGTTGATATATGGAAAAGGACAAAAAAGCGCTTAGAGGCAAGCTCCTCTCATTCCTGCGGTATATACATCCCGACAAGGCCGAAGAAGGGGCTATCATAGGCCCCTATTATGCGTATCACGAGCCGGAATCGATCCTCCGGGAACTCGAGTACCTGGTTGATAAGGGATACATAATCAGGGAAGAGCGGCCGCACCCGTTTAAGGAACGAAAGAAAGTCCGGCTCTATAAGATTTCTCCCGACGGTATCGACCTGCAGGACGGTATAAAAGAGGATCCCGCCGTCACCATTATGGAGTAATGCCGGATGGGACGAAAAAACAAGGTAGAATTATTCGGACTGGTGGAACGGGTTATCCAGCTCTACGACAACGAACAAAAAACCCTGGAAGATATAGAAACCATCTTGAGGGAAGAGGGATACGATCTAAGCCGAGAGTCAATCCGACGGAGCCTGAAGTCGAGCCGGGAGGTGGCCGAGCAGTATAAACGTGCGGTTGAGGAGTCGAAGGTCATTATTGAGACCGTTAGAAATAACCCAAATACGGACGTTATTGAAACAATAACCTCGATGCTGGCCGGGCAGCTGTTCGAATACATCAAGAGCGTCGATTCCCTGCAGTTCAAAGACCCGAAAGATATGGTCGTGGCAATAAAGGACCTGGCAAACAGCCAGGTGAAGATTTCTCAATTCCGGTTGAAGTTTCAGGACGGATACGAAACGGCGAAGAAAGAATTTCTATCCGCCCTGAAAAAGGAGATGTCGGGCCACCCAGATCTACTGTACCAGTTGACACAGATCGTTACCGGTATGGAGGCTCCGCGGCATGGCTAAATCCGCCCTTTCCGAACTGATCGGCTCTGCTGATGAAGCACAAGAAGTCTCACGCCGGCAAAGAGAAAATCAGGAAAAAGAAAACCGTAGAAATGAACGGGTTGAACGGGCCAGGGTCGATTTCATATATTTTTGCAGGGAATACCTCCCCCATTTTTTCTTCGAAGAGCCCGCAGGATACCAGCGGACAATCCTTGAAATACTCAATACGCAGAAGGTAGAAGTGAACCAGGTCAAGGCACTCAAAGAGCTTATAAAACCACAGTATCACGAGTACTTCGGGATCAGAGAAAATCTGAAAGCCGTTGTCGACGCTGAGCCACGGGAGCATGGAAAGACGGTTCGGGGGGGCTTCGCGTACCCCATGTGGTGCGCTCTTACCGAAAAAAGAAATTTTACCCTTATTATAGGAGCATCATCGACGGCAGCTGAAGAAAACCTTGAGAATGTCAAAACCGAGCTCGAGGACAATGAACACCTTATAGATGACTTCGGGGATCTGAAGGGGAGCACATGGAAAAACGATAAGATCGTTCTTGCGAACGGGACGTGTATCATGGCTCGAGGCGCCGGGGCTTCGATGCGTGGTGTCCGACACCGTCAGCACCGGCCGGACATGGTGGTCATGGACGACATTCTAAAAGACGAGGCTGCCGAATCCAAGACTCAACGGGATAAGCTATTCCGTTGGTGTAAGCGGGTCGTTATCCCCCTGGGGAAAAAGATATTCCTTCTCTGGATTAACACCATCTTTCATGAAGATGATCTTGTCTGCAGGCTGCTTGCAGAGATTAAGGATGGGCAGCATCCAAACTGGATCGGACTTCGATTCTCCTGCTGGAAGAAAGACAGGCCGGAAGAAGGACCGCTATGGCCGGAACACTGGCCGATTGAAGATCTTCTTGAACGTGAGGGGGATGTCGGATCCTCCGCCTTCGCAACCGAGTACCGGAATGAACCGATTTCCGAAAAAGAAAGGAAATTCAAGAAAGACTGGTTTATTTATTTTGATCCGAACGAAATCACTGTAAAGAAGCTACTGAAACGTATGCAGGCCGACGATCCCGCAACCGGGGTACATGACCTGTCCACTATTGTATCCGGAGGGACCGATGTCGACGGGATTATCTACGTGTGGGACGCCTGGGGGGAGGACTGCTCCGAGACACGGTATATTGAACAGATAATAATGAAGTTTCTTTTTTTTCGTCCTTTCAGAATACTATTTGAATCGGTTGCATTTCAGAAGATTTACAAGAAGTTTATCCTCAAAGAATCTGCACGTCTTGGTGTGTATCTGCCCATTTATGAGATAACACCGAAAGGTACGCAGAAAGAAATCAGGATAAAAAAGCTGGCCCCGCTTATTGAGAATGGAATAATCCAATTCCACCCGCAGAACTGTAAAGACCTTATTGACCAGCTGTATAACTGGCCGAAACACACCTATGACGATCTCCCGGACGCATTGGCGTATCTCGTAGAAGGGATGGAAACCGGCTCGAAAAAACCCACGGGCGCGGCAAGCCGTTTCCGTCGCAGAGCATCGCTCATCTTAGACCGATACAGGAGTTGATCCCATGGCTGATGTAAAACAACCCACAAAGAAGACCCTGACAACCCAGATTATAAAACTCGATGACTTCAGGACCTTTCTGTCATATATGCCCAATCCCGATATTACTCTGCAGAAAAGCCATGAGGGTATAGACATCTTCCGGGAAATGGATACCGATGGAAGGCTCAGCTCCCTGTTCAGGTTAAGACGCGGAGCCACCCTCGGCCTGCCTATACGATTTTTACCGGTGAACGATACGAAAATCGACACATTCATCAAGGAAGCTCTTCCCTCAAATTTTATCAGACAGGTCTCTGAAAAACTGATGGATGCTCTGAAGTTCGGATATCAGCCGGTTGAGATAATATGGAAAAGGAAAGACGGCCGCTGGTGGGTGCCCGATCATGCAAAGCAGCACCCGGCTGAGTACTTCCGTTTCGACGCAGAAGGGACGCCGGTGTTTCTTTCAGGACGGGGTGATGAGAAAATACGGGATAATTATAAATTGCTGATCCACCGAAATGAAGGGAGCAAATACGACAATTTCTACGGTGTGTCGACCTATTCACAGTGTTACTGGATCTGGCAGTTCAAACGCATGGGTCTTCAGTTCTGGGTAGCGGCGACGGAGAAATTCAGTGTTCCAACGCTTCTCGCCATATTCGAAGTTGATGATGAAAACAAGGCGCAGGAACGGGCTGAAGAGCTGGCCGGAATTATTACTCAGATTCAGAGTGGATCAGCCGGAGCGCTGGCCAATGTGAAAGAGTTGAAACAGGTAGAGATGAGCGGCAAGATAAGCGGCTTCCGTACGCTTATTGATACCTGCAACGCAGAGATGTCATACAGTATCACGGGTCAGAGTCTGGCAACCGGAGAAGCCGAGTTCGGAACACGGGCTCAAGGAGAGGTTCATGAACGGGTTCTTCATTCTTTCATCGAACACGATGCCAAGGACCTCTGTATTACCCTTCAGGAGCTTATTGATTGGACAGTCGAACTGAATTTCCCCGGAGCCCAGGCTCCGTCAATCGAGATTGATACCGGTGATTACGCACCCTGGGACCAGGTTAAGGAAGCGATTGACCGGGGAGTACCTGTTTCACGATCTGCGCTCTACTCGGTATACGGACTGCCTAAACCGGCTGATGAAGCGGACACCTTTTCCAAACCAAAACAGATCACCCCGGAATTTGCCGACCGGCTACAAAGTGAAGGTTTTTTTTTGCGGACAGCCCGCCGGAGATAGATCCGGACCTATCCAAGGACGAGCTGAAGAAGGCTGATCAGCTTGAAGCGATATCCGGAGAAGCTTTTTACGGAATTAGAAAACAGGTCCAGGCCGGATTAGAAGCCTTTCTGAAAGAAGCCCAATCAGATAATGAGATAATCTATTCCCGGTACATTCCGGAACCCGATCCCACCATTATTGATGCAACATTTGACACACTACTCCTTTCCACCCTGACAGGTATCGACCATGCTGCAGATACGAAGGCCTTTGCCGACCTTGAATATCTTCCGGAGGGGCTCTCGTTTGAAGAAGCCGCGAAATTTATGGAAAGCCGGATCCCTCTTACAAAAAAGGAATTCAACGAGTTATCCGATCAGCTGAGATATCGAGCCTTCACGGTCGCGCGGCTTACACAGCTCGATGCCATTGATTCCGTCAGGAAACATTTCATTAAAATAGCAAATGAGGGTGAAACCCTCGGAAAGTTCCTGGATAAAGCCAATGCCGCTGAAATGCTCGGAATATCCGGGTGGGGAGCTGAAAGCCCCTGGTATTGGGAAACTGTATATAGAACAAACATCCAAACAAATTACAATGCCGGGCGGCTTATTCAATATACGAAGAATCCACCCCTGTATCTTGAGTTCATCGGCATCGACGATTCCCGTCAAACGCAGGATATTTGCGCCCCCCGGACCGGAGTAATAAGGCGGTATGACGATCCCTGGTGGAAGAATAACATTCCTCCATTGCATTTTTCTTGCCGCTCAACAGTACGGGGGATCTACAAAGAGGAAGCCGAAGTACGGGGGATAACAGAAACAGGAATACCGAAAGACGCGTTTGCTCCGCGGAAAGGCTTTGGGCTTGATCCTCTGTTATCTGAAAAATACTGGAAACCTACTGATGCAATGAAACGCAGGCTTACCGGATACGGTTTAGAGGATGAGGTGAACCGGACGGCAAAACAGTTAAAACTGGATATCCGGATTGAAGAAGCGAAAGGACTGGCCCAGAGGTTCCCGGTGAAGTCCTATGCGGATATTACGAATATACTGAAAACCTTTGATAAAGAACATCCGGGGATGTTTAGAAACGGAGAATTTAAAACTCTTACGATTCATAGGGCAGATTACTTTATGGCAACGGATATCAAAGGGAATATACTTCTTTCCAATAGACGTTTTGACGGCATCGGAAGGTTCCAGCCTTCAGTCGATCTGAAAACCGCATTAAAAAAGATTGGAAGGCATGAAGCTCTCACCTTCAACGAGGAATATGCAATAGAATCCCTTTGGCATGAAATATTACATAATACCAGAACAGGTTTAAGGAATATAAGAAGAAGCTCAAACAATTACATAATGATGGAAGCGGTCAATCAATTATATGCCAGAAACTCATACGATGAATTTTTAAGAATATTAGGCGGCAGAGAAAAATATAAAGAAAAGATTCTACGTGAAGGATACGGCTATGGTGATACTGTTTACAGGCTCCGGTATTTGCTTGGAAAGCTCAATGTTAATGAAGCAAAAATATCAAAGGCATTACATGAACAGCTTGATTCAGACTGGAAACTGTTAACGAAAAATATATCAAGAGACATTGCCAAGGCTTCGATATATGGAGAGGACATGGTCACTGAATTGCTTAATCTGTTATGCACTATTGAAGAGATACCTGTTTTTATAAAGGCGGTTGATGATATTATTCGGTAATATCTACATAGGTGAGTTCTAATCTTGTTTGTTTGTTTTCTATTTTGGAAAGATAGCTGTTTGCGATTCTTTTTTCCCCGCGATAATCGTATAACCTGAATAGCCCTGCATTCAGCGAGTCTGAATCAGTTATATATTTGCGATAGGCTTCTTCAGTGAGTCCGCAAACGGCTACACGTTCTTCTTCAGTCATTTTATGTTCAGCGTCGAATATCGTTTCCATACACCCATTATACTATCATACATGACCCCCGGGCAATCAAAATGAAGATAGGAAAAAGGGCTATGCTCACCTTCTTTCCTGTATAAATGTAAAATGAGACCAGGGATCGTTGAACGGCGTTGAATCAACGCCCTGACGGCAGAATGAGGGGATTTTAAGGGGCTCTGAGTGTATGTTTTCCGCATCGGAGAACGTGAAAATTCAACTTTCCGGGAACGTTTCGCTCTATATTGATTATAATAGCCTTGTTATCGGTATACTTCTTATACAACTACTCCATGGCCGTGCCTGCCCGGTTTAAATAGACAGGCAACCTTTTATAATCTAATAATAGCAGGATTCTGAACAACAACAGGAGTTATTATATGGCACAGAAATCAATTCTTGAATGGACAGAAGCCAACTGGAATCCGATAACTGGCTGTGTCAATGTATTTATATCATAAGGGTTGTGCGCTAACAAAATACTGTAGCTATATAAATTCTAATAATATCAATTTTCTCTCCGACATTCAGAGAAAGGAATTAAAGTATGATTGAGCATTCGGTCTCTCGCCGCGGCTATTATGATGACTATTCAAACTTGCAAAAGACAAAGCATCTACTTATTCGTAATTATTTAAACGGATGGTTACCGAAGGTTGGATTCACTCATGATCATATCATATACATAGATACGCATGCGGGAAAAGGAATATATGCTACCGGAGAAGAGGGTTCTCCTCTTATAGCCTTAAAAACATTACTCAACCATGCAGCCCTTCAAAAGATAATATCTCATTGCAGGATTGATTTTCTATTTATTGAAAAAGAACAAAGTTATGTAGAAGCTCTCGAGAAGGAAGTACATTCCTTTCCTTTCATATCACAGAATATTAACGTAAATATAGTACAAGAAGACTGTTTCAAAACATTGGAATCGGTTTTTGATACATTAACAACAAAAAACGAAACAATTCCTTCTTTTATATTTCTTGATCCGTTTGGTTTTAAGTTACCCGGCTACCTATTGTGTAAAATTGCCGCACTTCCAAGTGTGGAACTTTTCATTACCGTTATGTGGCGTGAAATCTCTATGGCCATGGTTCAGGCCTGTAAAAAACCGGGGCTGATGAATGTTATAGATGATTTTTTCAATACAAATTCCTGGAGAGATACTATTACGGCAACCTCTTTTGACGGAAAAATTGAACAAACGGTGCAATTCATGCGTGAACGAATGAGTATGAAATGGGCGACCTATATCAGAATGCGGGGTCCGAATAACGCGGTAAGATATTTCCTACTACATCTGACAAACAATAACCAAGGACGTGATCTTATGAAGGAATGTATGTGGAAGGTTTGCCCTAACGGAGAATTTGAGGCAAGAAGAAATGATGATTACAGACAATATTATCTTATTAACCCTGTTCCGGATTTAACGATATTACGTGAATGGGTAATAGAAAAACTATTGTTGAAACCCTTGAGATGGGAAACACTTTCTGAATTATTAAGAGAAGAGATATGGTTGGATAAGCATCTTAATAGAGTGCTAAAAGAAATGAAACGTGATAAACTTATTATTACAGAGTCTCAATTACGATTCTGTAGAAAGAATAATCCACTTCTTGCGTATGTAGGACTGAAATAAGAGGATTGTATATGGCACGAAAATCAACAATAGAATGGACGGAAGCCAGCTGGAATCCTATTACGGGCTGTACGAAATGTTCATTAGGATGTTTACATTGTTACGCCGAACGGATGGCTCATCGATTACAGGCAATGGGGAATAAACGATATAAAAACGGATTTAACGTAACTATACATCGTGATATTTTCGAACTCCCCCTTTCATGGAAAAAATCAAGAATGATTTTTGTTAATTCAATGTCGGACCTTTTTCATGAAGATGTACCCGATTCAACCATTCTTGAACTTATCCATGTTATGAAAACGGCTCATTGGCATACATTCCAAGTATTAACGAAACGCGCGGAGCGTCTTGTCGAGCTCTCAAAAAAAATTGAATGGCCTCAGAATATATGGATCGGTGTTACAATTGAATCATATCGCTATCTGGAAAGACTCGAACTTTTAAAAGAGATATCATCATCTATTCGTTTTGTTTCTTTCGAACCTTTGATTGAGAGAATAGGATATATTGATTTAGAAGGCATAGATTGGATAATTGTCGGAGGAGAGTCGGGGCCTGAGGCTCGATTTATGGATCCGCTGTGGGTTAAAGATTTACGTGATCAAGCGATCTTGTCCCAGACGGCATTTTTCTTTAAACAATGGGGCGGAACAAAAAAGAAAAAGAACGGCAGGATCCTTGACGGTACTACATGGGATGAGATGCCGGAAAGAATAGAGCGGATTAGTATATAATAAAGCATTTAAGGGTCTTTGGCTTTACCCTTTCTCTATTAACAATTCTTTCCCCTGTAAATAATGCCCTCTTGAGACCGAATACGGTACGGTTACCGGTTTAATAATAAAGCCCTTGAATGCTTGCCGAATATCTTTATGATCGTTAATACTCAATATAAAGGTACCTTTGACGGAACGCAGCGCGTTAGACAACTCTTCATACATTGACAGAGAAGTAAAATTATATTTATACACAGGTTTGTTATAATACGGAGGATCCAGATAGAAAAAAGTTTCCTTCCGATCATACCGTTTCAGAAACTCCAACCAGGGAAGGTTTTCTATTACAACATGAGCCAGTCTTAAATGGACAGCGGAGAGTTCTTCTTCCATCCTAACGAGATTAATGCTTGGCGCTCTTTGAGGAGACACCCCAAATGTCCTGCCTTTGACTTTGCCACCAAAACAAAGGCGCTGAAGCCTAAATTCCGCAAAATTTATACTATGTCAGGGTTGGTAGAGGAATATTGAAAGCTGTAAAGATATCCTTCTGCTTTCTGGTGAGTTCGGTAATCATCGGTTTCTTTTCATCA